GGGGGCAACCTCGGGATTTTTTTCGGCATGAAGGCCGCTCGTCAATGGTACTCGTACCTCCCGCCCGGTCCCGTAGCGGCGGCATTCTTCGGAGCGGCTCCGCGTGGGCCGGCTGGCGGTGCCGGCGCGAAGATGATCATCGGCCCAGTGGGGTCGGGTAAGACCAGGTGTGCTTTGGCCGGCGGGATCCGCTTTACATGCCTGCAACCGCCGAGCCCGATCGATGGCATTCGAAGGTTCAAAGTGTGCGTGGTGCGGCCCACGTATCGGCAGCTGTGGTCATCGACAATCGAGAGTTGGTGGAAGCAAATTCCGCGGGATTGGCCAGGAACGACTTGGCATGGAGGGGAAGGGGGGCCTGCAAGTCATAACTGTAAATTGGATCTACCAGATGGAACTATAGCGGAAGAGATTGTTGATTTCGTAGCCTTCGGAGATAAGAACCCTAGAGAAATATTGTCCGGATACGAGCCGTCTATCTTCATATTTGATGAAGCAGACTTAATTGATATTGAAGTTTTGATATGGGCATTATCGAGAGCTGGACGGTATCCAGACAAGGCAACTCATGGAGAGCCGTGGTGGAAGGGGATATTTGGTGTATGCAATGCGTTTGACGTGTATCACCCATTGTTCAAGATCATGCAAAGTCCGCCGGTGGGGTGGAAGTTCTTTCGGCAACCGGGCGGTCTTTCCTTGAATGCAGAGAATATAGTTAACCTTCCGACTGGCTATTACCAAGGAATGATCAGTAATTTTAACGCCTTGGGGCGTCCTGATCTTGTTCGCCGCCTTGTGATGAATGAACACGGCATCGATCGGGCAGATGGCCAGCCGGTGTTCGATGGCGTGTTTTCGAGCGACCGCCACGTGTCGAAAACTTCGTTGATTTATGACCCTGATAGGGAGATTATCGTTGGTGGTGATGCTGGATTGCATCCAGCTGTAGTGTTCCTTCAAGACACTGATCGAGGCCAATGGCGTGTCCTCGCGGAGCTTTACAGAGAAGGGGAGCCGGCGCCGGAGTTCGCGAGGACCTTCAACCGCTTCGCGCACCAGAGGTTCGGTGCAGGAGCAAGGTTTCGGCCGTTTGGGGATGCTGCGTCGGCCAACAGGACGGAATCGGCATCGCTATCGTGGTTGCAGATAATGTCCAACGAGACAGGGGTGCTGTGGCGGCCGGCGCCAGGCTGTAACAGGCTGGACGTGCGGCTTGGTGCTGTGCGCAGAGTGCTGTTGCGTGATGTCGGGTTTGGTGAGCCGGGTATGGTAATCGACCCGAAATGCGAACTGGTGGTGACTGGTTTCGCGGGTGGATACCACTACAGACAGGTAAACAGTGATGGATTTCATACGTTAGCGCCTGAGCCGAATAAGAGTAATAAATTTTCTCATCCGATGGATGCTTTGCAAAATGGAATACTTGGAGGAGGAGAATATTACGACTTACTCATCAGACAAAACGAAAGGCAGTCGGCGAGAAATATAGTTGTCGCAGGAACAGAGTTTAATCCTTATGACTGAAGTTGTTGTATACTTTACTAAGCGCGAAAGAATATCTGGTCTTCTTGACTTGTTTCTTGATAGGAAATTCAGGCACTGTGGCGTTATGATACGAAACGATGATGGTATAGTTACGCAGTTCGATCCGCGCCGGAGCGGAAGCGTGCTGCGCTCATGGCGCAGCACAGACGAGAAATGGAAGCTGGCAAAGCAGGCAATGGCTCTAGGTGGATTTAAGCCAGTTACTGTACAGGTGAAGTCGCCTGTGAGACCGGCGCGCTTCGTGTTGTGTACGTGCGTTGAAGAGGTAAAGAGGGTGATAGGTGAGCATGGATTTTTTATATGGACACCAAAGCAGTTGTTTAGACGTATTACTAATAACTGATAGATGTTGAAAGATGTTGTTGTTGCTGTGTTAGTAATATTATTCGTTTTGTTGTTTCTTAGCGCTTTTGGCCTGATAGGCAGAGTGTGATGTCAGAAACAGAAGAGTTGCTGAAACGGGCGGAAGGGGCGGTAGCCGCCCGGGCGAGTTGGGATGACTTGCTTCGAGACGCCTATCGGTACGCCGCGCCGGAGCTCGACAGCCAACTTCAGGGGTATCGGATGGCTGGTGCTCGGCGTCGCTCCAGTGTTTACGATTCGACGGCGATTCAAGCTGTAAACGATGCGGCAGCGCAAACGCATATGAAGTTGACGCCACCACATACGAGATTTTTTAGTATTGAGTGGGCGGCGGAAGTAGAGGTAAGTGATGAGGATAGGTCGCTTGTGTTATTGAGCGATCAATTGTTTAAGCACATTAATAGATCAGCGTTTCATTCAGTTATAGAGCTAGCATATGCGCAGGCGCAGATTGCGCAAGCGTGTATTTGTATAAATGAGGCGAATAGTAATTCATTATCTGCTTTTGATATCGAAGTAATTCCGGCGGGTGAGATTTATCCTGAGCACGCTTGGCGGCCGTCAGAACGGTCTGTTTGGCGGATTAGATCTGTTCGGATTGATGTGCTTGCTTCCAGGTGGAAGCTAAACAGAGGACTAACAGAGGGTACTGGAAGAACATATAACGACGCAGAAAATAATGAAATATTAACTGAGGGCGCATTGTGGCACGCGTACAAGGGAAAGTTTAGGTATGTTGCTATAGTAGGGAAAGGAGAGAAAGCACAGATTGTCGAGGATCAGTGGCAGGCAACAAGTCCATTCATTGTTGGTGGCTATTCTGAGGCTCCAGGTGAGAATGTTCCGCGCGGTCCTGTGTTGTCTGTTTTGCCTGATATAAAAACGGCCAATAAGATCGTTGAGTTGATTTTGAAAAATGCGTCGATCGCCGTAACTGGTATTTGGCAAGCGGACGACGACGGGATCGTGAATCCTGCGACGATTAAGCTGGTTCCTGGGGCAATCATTCCGAAGGCTGTTGGATCTGAGGGGTTGCAGCCTCTAAAGTCGCCCGGCAGCTTCGATGTCGCTGAAATTCAGTTGCAGCGGCTGCAGATGGTCATACGTGATGCGATCCTTCGCCGTGAACTACCACGGATGGACAAAAGTCACGTGACTGCGGCAGCAGTAAATCAAGAGGCGATCGAGGTAGAGTTGCTGCGGATGCCTGGGTTGTTGGTGCTGTGGCGAACTTTGATCGTGCCTGTCATTCGACGGTGCGCGGATATCCTTCAGCGCCGCGGCTTGTGGCCTCCTGGATTTCATGAGTACATCGAGACAAAGGTGCTGGTTGAGCCTGTTGCGCCGTGGCTGCGTGCCCAAGTGTTAGCGGATGTGCAGCAGGAAGCGGCAGCGCTCCAGATGGCGGCGATCTTGTCACCAGAGCGGTTACAGATGGTCGTGAACGTCCCGTCGTGGCAAAGGTCCGTTCTCAGTAGGCTTGGATTCAAGCCTGAAATGATGAGAACCGAGGAAGAGATTGAGGAAAGCGTGGCGCAAGACGATCAGGCGCGCGCGATCGCGGCAGTAGCAGAAACGGCCGGCCGCGCCGCGCCGGCTCTTAAGACCTTGGAAGGTGCAGGCAATGAGCGATGATTGGGACCCGCGCGATGATCGAGCGGCTTTGGCTGCCCCGCCGGAACATTTGGAGGGGATCGAAGCTCTGGCTGAGTTCCTCGTAACGGATGCCGGGGCGCTCGCGCTTGCTTGGCTGCGCGCCAGCGTCCTTGACGTGACGATTTCACCGATGCTTCCGGATGCGGCGTTGCGGCAGCACGAAGGAAGGCGCGAGCTCGTGCTCAAATTCCACAGGATGGCGGAAGCCAGGAGGAAGGCCTGATGGGAAAATCGCCGAAGATGCCAGATCCTGAGCCGGCGGGTCCTAGCCAGGACGAGCTCGACCGAAACGCGCGGCTTGAAGCTGTCGAGCGAAAGAAGCGCGGTCGCGGCGGATTGATCGCTACCAGCGCGAGGGGGTTGCTCGCGGCGGCGTTGACTGCGGCTGGCCTGCCGACGCTAGCCAGTATCACACGGAAGGATAGGCTCGGTGAGTAGGGCGAAAGATCCATCTGCAGCCGAGACGGCATCTGCAGCCGAGACGGCATCTGCAGCCGAGACGGCATCTGCAGCCGAGACGGCATCTGCAGCCGAGACGGCATCTGCAGCCGAGACGGCGGCGCCTGATTGGCTTTACCGGTTCAATGGATGGCAGGAACGGCCGGAAAACGTGCCAGAGAAGGTGTGGCACGCTGACAAAGGCGCCATTTCTGTTGACAAGCTCCTGAAGTCCTATAAGGACGTCGAGCGTGAGTTGACGAAAAAGTCTGCAGAACTCAAGGCCTTAGCAGGCAAGGTGATGCAGGCGCCGGCTGAGTACGTCGTGAACATTCCGCCAGATTCAATTCTGGCCAATCATGGGGTAGCGCCCGATCACCTGCTGGTGAAAACGGTAAGCGAACGCCTGCGCGCTGTCGGTGCGCCGCAACCGATCATGGATGCCATAATCCAGGGGTACGCTGACTTTTTCACCAACGCGCATCGGCATCAGATGTCGCGGCTTCCCGAGGCGGCAGATCCGGCAAATGGCCAGAAGCGGGTTGCAGAACGGCTGGAGGCCCTGGATCAGCGAATGCAGGGAGCTGCGCTCGCGCTTGCCAAGGGGGATTCAGCGAGGGGGCAAGCGCTTCTGGAAACGTTGCGCACGCTTACGCTTACGGCAGAAGGTGTCGAACTCGCAGAGTTCGCGCTGTCTGGCGAGTTGGCAAAGGTGGCTGGATCCTATGCAGCATCGCCAGCGTCGGCCGCGGCCGGTGGTGGTGCCGGTGGCGCCGGAAAGGCGACACTGGAGGGAGCTCGTTCATTGATGAGAACGCAGGAGTATCAAGCGGGCGACCCCGAAACTGTAGAGCGCGTGCGGAAAATGTTCGAGGAGCTTACCAAGGATACACAGCTGCCAGCGACGGCTAATCCAACATGGGATCGCCGATAATGGTGGTTCCAATTGTCGATCTTGAAGTGTGTTCTCTTGCGCTACTGCAAATAGGATGCTGGCCGCTCGCCAGCACGGTGAGCTCTCGTGAGGGGGAGCTTTGCGAGCGCCTTTACCCCTTTGCTGTCGAGGGGTTGCTTTCGTCATATCCTTGGTCGTTTGCGACCACAGAGGTGCGTCTCTCGCCTGTTAGTGGTGTCGAGAAGTACGGGTGGGAATATGTATACCTGCCACCTGCGGAGATACTTAGGATTATTGCTTTGGAAAGTGAAGGCGGGGAGCAGGTAGACTACGCACGCATGGATAGATATTTGTATGCAGAAGTAGCGCCGGCCGTTCTATATGGTATCAAGAATGTCGCGCCATCGTTTTTTCCCGCATATTTCCGAACAGCGCTGGTCGCGCGGTTGGCGTACCTGTTGTCCATGCCGCTGACGGAAGACAGCCAGCGAACGCAGATGTTGTACCAGTTAGCGGAGAAGGAAACGAAGGACTCGCGAACGATCGATGCGCAGTCAAAACCCCCCCAGCGCTTGCGAAGCTTTCCGTTGGTCGAGGTGAGGTGATATGGAGGATGAAGAGCCTATCAATCTTCGTACCGTGCGGGCTCTCACGAAGGGTTGTGCCGATATGTGGAGCCCTTCCGATATGTTCGAGCATATCGAGAAGCACTTTGAGGAGCAGGCCGCCAAAGGTGTATCTGTGGTGCGGGTCAGTGTGGTCGCCCAGTGGACGGACAAAGCGACCGGTGACGTGACTTGCAAAAGGTGGTCGTGTGGTGAGGGGTCGGATGATGATTTTGCCGGCCTGCTCTTCGTAGCAGCCGTTCGGACTGCAACAGAATGATCATTCGGCAGGTTACGTCCAGTTTTGCAGGCGGCGCGCTCGATGCACGGTTGCATGCGCGACAAGATCTCAGAGCGTACCAAAACGGCGCGTCGGCGCTTGAAAACGTGGTTGTGATGCCGTTTGGCGGCGTCACCGGGCGCCAGGGAACGCGGTGGATCGCGAAGCTGGCATCTTCTGAGGCTCCTGCGCTGGCCGTGCCCTTCGAGTTCAGCACCGAACAAACCTACTGCCTGGTGTTTCTCGACAGAGCAGTTCAGATTTTTCGAGACGGGCAGCGACAGGACGTTGTGCTTGGGGACGCATCTGGCGCGTCTGTCTTGATCGACGCCACCAGTGGAACCGTCATTGGGACGGCCGGTGCGAGTGGTGGGTTGGCGTTCGATGGTGTGAGTAGTGCTTTGCATGGCGCATGCGCGAGCGTTACGGCTCCAGCGCTTGCGATCGGAAAGACGTTCCAGACACTGCAGCGTATTGCGAAGGCGGAAATCTGGCCTTCGTCGGATCGTGGATACGTGGACAATTTTGGCGGCGATCTGACAATCGAACTGCGCGGCACCGCGTCGATTGATGCGCCCAGCGATTGGGGGGCTGGCGATCTTTTAGGAAGTCTGGTGCTTCTGGACGCAACGGCGGGGCCGCATGTGGTCGAGGCAGTGGATGTATCCGGGGCGTACCGGCACGTGTGGTGTCGGATTGTGCACTCTGGAACTGCCGCGTTGCACGTGGCCGAAGTGCGATTTTACGCGGCGTTGCCGCCAATTTCACCGCCGTGGGCTGGCTATCAGCTTCGCGATCTCTACTGGACGCAGAGTGCAGACACGTTGATTGTCTGCCATCCTGAGCACGCTCCAAGGAGGCTCACGCGAACCTCGCACACTGCCTGGACGATCGCGCCCTGGGCGGCGCGCGTGAAAGATGGGGTGCGGCAGAGCCCCCATTACAAGTTCGCAGCGTCAGAAGCGACCATGCAGGCTTCGGCAACGACCGGGACCGTCACTTTGACCGCGCGCCGCGCGACCGGCGGCGTGTTGCTGTCATGGTTTCAGGCCGAGCATGTTGGGGTTCGGTTCCGAGTGGGGGGTAAAGAGGTTGAGATTGCCAGTGTACCGGTATCGCCTGGGCCAACGGCGACGGCTACGGTGATCGAGACGCTTGGGGATACCGTCGAAACGACTGATTGGACGGAAGAGGCGTGGTCGGTATTGCGCGGTTGGCCGGTCACCTGTTGTTTTTTCCAGGATCGTCTCGTCTTCGGCGGCTCTCGTGACCTTCCAAACCGCTTGTGGATGTCGCGCGCCGCGGATTTGGATAGTTTTGAGCTAGGGGAAGCGGATGACGATGATGCGATTGAGCTGCCGATATTGACCGATCAGGTGAATGCGATTCGAGGGGTCTTCCCTGGTCGTCATTTGCAGATTTTCACGTCAGGAGCCGAATTCATTCTTGCTGGTGATCCGATCGCGCCAAGCAAGGTATCGTTGTCTCGGCAGACACGAGTTGGATCACCTGTCGATCGGACCGTCATGCCAATCGACGTCGATGGGGTGACGGTTTTCATCGGCCGCCGCAACGGGATGCCGCGACAAATGGTTTGGGCGTTCGAGGAGGATGCTTATCAGGCGCCTGATCTGGCTCTTTTGTCACCGCACTTGATCGGCGCGCCGCGCGGCGTCTGTTACGATGAATCTAAGAGATTGATTTACTTTGTGAATTCTGACGGAACGATCGCCGCACTTACAGTTTATCGAACCGAGGAAGTAGCAGCCTGGTCTCGGCTGTCGATCACCGACGCGCGAGTGCAGAGTGTCGCGCAGGTAGGCGGCGAAACCTACTTGGTGGTGCACTGTAACGGGCAAACGTGGCTTGAGCGTTTCGAGGATGGCCTTTTTCTCGACCATGCTATCACCGGCGCGAATGAAGGTGGGG